TCATAGTCGGGGTCGACCCAGTTGATGGCGCCGGCATAGAGGTTGGTGCCGCCCTGGATGGCGTCGCCGACCGCGATCATCGGCGGATCGACGATCTTTTGTCCGATCTCGATCAAGGTCAGCGTCATCTGCTGGAGCATGCGCGCGTCCGGCAACGCCACGATGGCGGTCGGCGAGTAGGCGTATTGCGAAAATCCCCCGATCGTCACCCAGCGCGGAATGACGTAGCCGAGATCGAATTGCGCGACCTCCTCCAGAATCGTCTGATGGTCCTCGTCGATGACGCATCGCACGAACGTGTGGGCATCGCTGCGCCTGGCCGACTGGCCGTTGTCGTCCTTGCCGTAACTGTCGTATTCGTCGGAGGGCAGGACGATGACGCGGCAATTGATGGCGGTAAACGGATCTTTTTCAGCCCTGGTTTTGACTTCCGGGGCGACCGTATCGGGAAACAGCTTGCACAACGCGCGGGCATCGAGCTTCCACTTGCGGTGAAACTGATCGATGACGAGATCGGCGTTCTCGGCCCACACGCAATCGCGCAAGTGCCAGGTGCGGTAGATGAGGCCGGTGCGCCGCGCGTTCAGCCGCGGTTCGATCACGCATTGCCCGAACAGAATGTAATCGGCGTCGCCTTCCTTGGTGGCGCGGGTGAATTGTGAGGCGCCGTCATACATCACCCGGCGCATGGTTGCGCCGGCGCGATCGAGCCATTCCTTGCAGGCGCGATCCTCGTTGACGGCGTCGATTGCGGTTCTCGGCTGGAACCAATCCATGCCGCGCGGCCGCAGGATTGAGGATAACGCATTTGAAAGCTCGCGGTGGGCGAGCACTGGCCGTCCGGTCATGAGGTAGGACGCGAATTCCTCCGAGATGTAGCGCGAGCGGGTCATATCGGCGCGCACGGGATAGAAATTCTCGGCGAAGCTTTGCCACAGTGTAAGCAACGGAAACCGCTTGGAGTAGAGCTGATCGCCGAGCTGCAAGAGCTCCTGAACACGGGCTTTCATCGGCAATCATCCCTGTCTTCAAAGGAAAGCGGGGTTTCGCCTGCGCGCTTCGCGGCTGACTTGGGACATCACGAAAAATAGCTGCTTCAAGATGAGTGTCATCGCCCGGCTTGACCGGGCGATCCAGTAACTACCGGAGGTGCGTTGAAACACCGGATGAAAGCTGGTGGTTACTGAATGCCCCGCTTGAAGCGGGGCATGACACGCATGCGATTCACTTATTCTCCGCAGTCTCCTTAGCTGCCGCCCAATGACCGTCCGCTGTAGGGCATGCTCACGCCTCCGGCTGCCGCCTGCCCACCTCGATTGGCCGCGGTGGTGAGAATGGTGGACGAACGGCCCGCGCGCGCCGCGGCCTGGGCCTTCGCGGCTTCCATGACGGCCGGATTAAACGGATCCGGCATGGGCGGCGGCGGTATCGGCGCCGGCGGGGGCGGAATGGTCGGTGGCTTGAAGAGGGCGCTCAACGGGCTTCTCCTTTTCTAACGAAGCAATCGCCTCAGAACCGACGAGACATGTCGCGGCGGGGCCAAACAGCGGGCCTCATCCTGAGGAGCGCCGCTTTAGCGGCGCTCCTCGAAGGATGGCCACTTGCTCGGCGGTGCCTGTTGCCATCCTTCGAGACGCGCGCAAGCGCGCTCCTCAGGATGAGGCCGTTGAATGGGGCAGGTTGTGAGCCGCTATGACTCGTCGAATACCGGCCTGAGGGTTATGCCTGGGGGCAGGCTTCGGCGCGAAGTACCGGTGTCGCGCCAGAGGATCGCGGCGACATCGCCGCAATCGATACCGACGCGTTCGTCCCACAGGATTATGCCGGCCGGTAAGTCCGCCATGGCGACCGGCTTGCCGTCCGCCATGGCGAAGCCGTCGCGATCCACATAAAACCGTTGCGGTGCAGGCGGCGCGGCTTGCGCCGTTACGTGACGCCCTGCCGACACTGGATGTGGAGCGTTTGCGCTGTGACCCGCCTCATCGCCGGGGGTTCCTTCGGCCACGACTCGTATCCCGCCGCACGGCCCGTAGACCACGTCCAATGCCATCGCGATCATCTGCAACCATGCAATCCGATCGGCGCGAGGCCATTGCGCGACCTCCATCGGCAGCTTTGCGATCAGGGCCACGAGCAGGCGATCGCGCTTTGCTTTGGCCATGGAAGTTCTCCGGATGGCAGAGGTCGGATGACGGATGACAGAGATCAGACGAAAAGAGGTCAGAGGAGCAGAGGAGTTAGTGAGCAGGCATCAGAACACCTGCGATCTGATCTCTGTCATCTGTCTTTGAGATGCCGGTATCCGACGTTTGCGAATTCCTGGCGGCCCGGCGCCGGCTCGGGATCGAGCCGACGCCGCACGTCTTCAGGCGAGCGGCCGAGCGCTTGCGCAATGCTATCGAAGCTATGGCCTTCGCAGGCCATGCGCTGCGCTCGCACCAACTCCTCGAGCGGCCATGGTGAATGCGATGTTCGCCGGCGCGGATGGCCGGTTGTCATGTCCGACACGGTGAGCTCCTGCGGAGATCAGATGACGGAGATCAGATGTCGGGGACGAGAGCGCGTCCGACCTCTGTCATCTGTCATCTATCGCGGCCCCGGTTCCTTCAAATGCGCGTAGCCGACATTTGCCCGCTCCGGCCGAGCGGCGCGCTGCCTGCGCCGCAGCTCGGCCGCGGCGGCTCGCGTACCCTCCGAGAGGCACATCACGATGGCATCGCCTTCGTCGGGGGAGCGGCCGAGCCGCTTGCGGATCTGGTTCTTGTCCTCGATCTTGATGCCGCGCGCCGTAAGCTCCCAACGCGGCGCCGCGAGGTCGGCCTTCACGGAAGCATCGGGCGGCAGCGCAAGCGTGGAGCCGCCGTCCTGGCCGGGATCGAGTTCCTCGCGCATGCGCCACCAGGCTTCCGCGCGCTTGTTACAGAAGCCGAGCTGGCGGTCGCGGGTTTTCGCATTCGACTTGCCGGAGCCCTTGAAGCCGACCACCGGAATGCCGTTGTCCTTGAGGCGCGAAACGGTGTCGCCACCCCAGCCGCCGTCCACGTCGACGACGACCGGGCAGCGATCCCGTCGCAATGCCACGACCGCCGCGGCGACAGCGCTGCCGTCACGCGTCTCCTGTCCCGGCTTGCGAACGAGTGGCGCGTACCAGGCGCCATGTCGTGCGGCGAGCACGGTGTAGTCCGTCCCGCCCTGGGCGATGTCGAGCCCGATCGCCGTCATGGCGATGCCGCGTCCGGCGTCGGCGCGCCAGCGCCGCTGCGCCGCCTCGATCCACCCGGTGGGGATCACCTGGAAATCGTCGTCCTTCAGGCCGGCGGCGAAATTGCCGTCGCGATAGGCCCGCCGCAGTTCTTCCGGCAGGCCGGCAAGCACCGCGTCGTAACCGGTCCGGTGCAGATCGGGATTGTCAGCCAGCCGGGCCGGAATGTAGGTGCGCGAGCGCGCCAGCACGTTCTCGCCATTGACGAGATGGGGACCGCGGTCCACCACCTCGATATCCGAACCGTCCGGTCCCGTGGTGAACCAGCGCAGCTCGCCGGGATGCGCCGGACGCGGATGCATCGGATCAAGCCACGGCGACCAGTGCCTGATAACCCAGAGTCCTTCGGCGGTCGTCGGCGGGTTTGATCCGACCACGACGCGGCAGCGCTGCTTCTCGTCCGCAGAGCGATTCCACCCGATAATGAAGCGATATTGCGAGACAAGAAAGTCAGTGCCTTCGTCGAAATAAATGAGGTCGTAGGGATCGCCTTTGAAACGTTGTTTGTCGTCTTCGTGCTCGCAGCCTGAAAACATGATCACGCGATTGCGGAGTTTCCACCGCTGCAATTGGCCGTTATAGCCGGCGCGGCGCCCGAGAATCTCCGTAACTCGCTCCGCCAGTTTCACGGCGTCCTTGTTGATGCGGCGCAGGAGCAGGGAGCGTTTGTGGACGGTCAAGGCCAGTCCAAGCCCGAGCTCGGTTTTGCCACCCCCAGCCTGGCCGCCATAAAACAATTCATCTGCCTTGCATTCAAAGGCATCCCGCTGCGGACCATCATTAGGCGTCCACAGGATGTGGCCCGTGCTCTTGTGCCAGATCCCTGCCGCCTCATCCCGCACCTGTGGTGCGACGTCCTTGAGGCTTTTGGCGATGTTGTCGGGAGAGTCACTCAAGGCTTTTGACCCTGGTCATTTGATGGTTCGCAAGGCGAAGCAGCAGCGAGAGGCGGCGCGCAGCTTCCGCGTAATTGCCATCGAATTTCGCCGGGGCGTCCGCATTGCTTTCGCCCCTCTCATTGAGCAGGCCTGCAAGTCTCGCCTTCGCCAGGGTAGCTGTTACCGCGGCGGAAGCTTGTCCTCTCGTGATCGCCAGCGACCGTGCCCGCTCTAATTCATCGATCATATTGTCAGGAGTAACTTCCGCGATTGTCTTCGCGCCTGGCTCCTCGGGGGTGCTTGAGGTCGCGGCATTGTCCGCCCCCATCATTCGCTCCTGCCCCGGTTCCCTCAATCGGACCATCGCTCGCACCTCTTTCGTTGCGCTGGGATGCGACATCGGTCGAACGCTCACCTGAGCGTCCTACGCGCCGTCATCGTCACGGTGAGGCTGGCGCCGCTCCCGAGGCTGACGCGCGGGCGCACCCAGGCGGTCGGTTGGTTGACCTGCATGAGGCCCGCCGCCGTGAAGGAGAGGGCCGCGCCGGCAGGACTCGACAGCGTGAAATAGTTGGCGCCATCGTTCGAGCCTTCGAGCACGATGGTCGCGCCGGCGAACGTGCCGGTGACCTGTACGGAACGATCCGCCAGGTCGGTGCGCTGGAGCGGCTGGCCAACGTCGCCGGCGGCGGCAAGCGGCGTCCACGTGGTCACGACAGCATCGACACCGCCTGCGGGGCCGCGAATTTTGGAAAAGGTGGGTACGATAGTCGCCATTTGCAGGCTCCCGGCTCAGGTCGCGAAGTGAGGAATTCGAAGGGCGATGTCCGGCGTCTGATAGGCGGGACTTGCCGTGGTCGCCCTGACGCCTGGTTTCCAACGGTCCTAAAGGAGATCGCGAAGAATAAACTGCTTCGAAAATGAGTGTCATCGCCCGGCTTGACCTGGCGATCCAGTAACCACCGGGCTACTTTTGAAGCACTGTCTCAAAGCTGGTGGTTCTGGATGCCCCGCTTGAAGCCGGGCATGACAGGCATCCGATTCAGTTATTCTCCGCAATCTCCTAAGCCCCGTCATCTCCTTGCGGTGAAGTAGAGGGAGACGGATGGATTGGTCCCGCCCGTGAGCGTACCGATATTTCCCTTGATCTGACGGATAGGCGCCGGGAAGGTCAGGGGCGAAATTTCCCCGCTCACGTAGCCCTGGCTGGTATCGAGCACGCAAAGCGTGTCCCAGGTGCCGCCATCGAGCAGCGCCATCACGTTGATTACTGTCTGAGTTGGCGCTCCGGCGATCTCGGCCTGCACGGCAGCGGCCAATTGCGGAAAATCCAGATTGAACACTGGCCCGTCTCCGGTCGTTGCGGCGGCGCTGAGCAGCTTTATCGCGACGGTTTGCGTCATGACGCTCTCCTGCGGTCTTGGGCTTTGGGCAAGTCATAGCGAAGGGTGGGCACTGTCGCGCCGAGGTTCGTCGGCGCCGCCGGCTTACGCCGTGCGATTAAATGCACGACGGGCCGGCGGCGCCGGTCGCGAGCCATAAGCGCCTGCAAAAGCCGGAGGTCGGGTGCGGCGGAACTTGCGCGTATCGCGGCGGATGAGCGCGCGTCCGTGCGATCTCCAGGTGCAAACGGGGCCCGCGAAAGTGAGCTGCGGTCAACGAGCGGGATGATCTCGTCGGTTAAGCGCGGTCAGTTACTTATGCGGCATTGGCGGCGTTTGATTATTTTGTCCATCAAACTGGATAATCAAAATGGCATTTTGAGAAACAGCAAGTTGGTGGAGCCGAAAAATAAAAGCGCCCGAGGATGTTTCGCTCAGGCGCAACTAAGCACGATAGATATTTAATCTCATATATTCGCCCGACTGTCAAGATCAAAATGCAAGAAGATTAAACTCGTCGATATAAGCTGCAAAAACCGGGGCGAGCTCCTCGCCGCAACAGCAGGACGCACCATCATGGGTTCGGTCGCGGACGAAGCACGAAAAGCGCCTCGGCCTCCTTGATCCAAGCTTCGCCGATGTTGCGGTCGGTCCAACCGCCGCGCGCCGCATAGTCGCGCAGTGCCGCGATAACCACACGTGCCGCCATGCCGTGGCGGATGCCAATGTCGGCCTCAATGGAATAGAACGCCCGCTCGTCGATCACGGCCGCAACCACGATCTCAAGCGTCGGATCGCCATGCGGCGCGCGTTGCGACCAATGGCGCGCCCATCGTTTATAGCGCGATACCGCGTCGATGACCCAAACCGGCTCGCGGCCATGATAGGTGGCGTCGCGCTTTTCGAGCGACGGCGACTTGATCATGACTTCGCCAACCTGGGCGTGAAACGCGGTCGTTATATCGTCGGCCGCGCGTATCTCCTCGGTGCCGATGCGTTGCTTTTCGATCAGCCGCACCAGCGGCGCAGGTCGCAAGCGCAGGATAGTGGCGCCGGTTCCGCCGATTTCGCGGCCATCTCCGGACCGACGCTCAGCGTTACGAATAGTACGCTTCAGGCGTCCGAACGTACATGCATTGTCCCCGGGGCGTCGCCGCACCGGTTTGTGAACGGCTGAAATGGTGGAACGTTCGCTTTGCAGCGGGCGACGTTCGCGTTCGGTTTTGAGAGACCGGACTGCCATGATGACGTGATGATCCTTCTTCCAGTCTTTTGGTATTTCGCCTGATGACTGTTTCCAGCGATTCAAATCGACGCGATCACGACACCCGCCGGCACATTTGCGGACAATCTCGAATCGCCTATTTCGTTGGAGACGACGACGGCGTTCCGGGCTTATGGCCCGGGCCTTTGGGATTATACGGGCGTGACCTTGATCGGGCTTTCGGCGCAGCCGGCAACTGACTCGTTGAGCGCCACCAAGTCAGCGCATTCGAGGGCAGGAGAAGTGCATCCGGACGAGTGGGGAACCGGCTCGAACAATCGCGGCGCATTGAGCGGCCGAATATCCTTGACAACGCCGATCATCGGCGGCTGTTCAAGTCCTTGTGCTGTCGCGCACCGCATTGCGCGCTGAAATGCGAGATCGGCGCTTCGCGATGACCTCGTCGGATCGGTGCCTCCGGAATCATTCCGATTGATCGGCAGCGTTCGATCGGCGTATTTCGACGCGGAGTTCCTGAGGCGGCGCCCGTGCGAGCCCGATTTCTTGGACGTGCGCCGGTTTGGGCCGGCAATCGGTGTCCGGTCTCGGAAGGCTGGTATGATTGTCTTTTGTTCGGATGCTGCGCCAAATCGACTCCTCACGACGCCTCCAGAGGAAATTCCGTGCATGAGCGCAGGGCTGCCCGAGGGCCGAGGACGGAACTGCACAACAGCGGATGCATTGCCGATCTAAGTGCCATTATAGGTAGAGTCCTATTTCTGCGCAAGAAAAAAACCTATTATACATCGGCAGAAAGTTACGTAAGATACACTAATGGATCCTGTGCGTAGCATGATTGTCGCACGAGTGGCAGAGCTTGGGCTTTCGCTGTCCGAGTTATCCCTCAAGGTTGGGAAGAATCATGCGTATTTCCAACAATTCATAAAAAGGGGAGTGCCAAACCGATTACCCGAGGACGTTCGCGCGCGGGCGGCGGAGATTTTGGGACTCGATGAACGAACTCTGAAGGAGATGTCGAGCCCCCACATCCGCTTTATGAGAGACACCGTGGTGGACCATCGAACTGTGATCCGGGGTGTCGAGTGGATTCCTGTCTATGGGCACGCTGTCGGTGGAAAGGATGGCGAGTTCGTCCTTAAGGGGAACCAAGTATCGGAGGTTCTTGCGCCTCCCAACCTGTCGCATGTTCCCGATGCCTATGCGGTCTACGTGGTCGGCGACTCAATGGAGCCACGCTACTTCGCGGGCGAGACCGTTTTCGTCAATCCGCGTCTACCGATCAGCCGCGGCTCTTTTGTGGTGGCACAGATTTCGAAAGGCGAAGAGGCCGAGCCGCGGGCGTACGTGAAGCGGTTCGTGTCGCAGGACGCTAAGCGCCTGCGGCTGGAACAATACAGTCCGAAAAAGATCTTAGAGTTCCCAGCATCAGCCGTCGTTGCAATCCACCGCATCATTATGAGCTGTGAGAATAGGTAGATTTCGAAGGTATGTGATTGCCGTTTCCCTCTTTGGGAAAAGCCCGGCATCCTACGTTTCTATGTGAATAGGACTATCAATATTGTTGGATGGCTTAAGCCGGCGCTCACACCGGATTCTCAAATAACGGCAAGTCGGACTGATCGCGGCCTCGCTTTCCGGTCGAGGCGCGCCCGCGTGTGTCCGAATTCACGTGGTGGGTCGGCCCTACTGGCATCGAAGCACACGTAGGGACATCGCGTGGCGATCCGCTTGGTATGGGGACCGGTCCAAGCCGCAAGAGTGGCCGGCAGGTGTGCGTCGCGCAATTTCGGCAGGAGGCCGCCTGATGACCTGCGGCAAAGATTGCGACGAGCTTGGTTGAATCTGTGTCGATCGGAGTCTCACTTTCGCATGACCGCGTTGCGACGCTGGACGTTGTGGCGCACTG